CGGTGAAAGTGGTGGCTTTTCCTGCTTCTCTTGCGGCTTTTGACAGCTTTTCATATTCACTTTCAGTAGCACCGGCTATACCTGCTGTATTCGCCATTGACTGTTCAAATTCAGAATATTCACTGACCGCATCTCCGATAAATTGTCCAACCTTTATTGCAGCAAAAGCTCCTGTAATCATAACAGCCGCTTTTTTTGCCATTCCTGCAAGGTGGCTAATTCCATCTTCAGTCATTCCAAAACTCTGTTTCAAAGAGTTTTCAACTTTACCTGCGATTCGAATTGCCAACTCCTGCTCGCTGTTTCCTGCCAATCTCTTCCACCTCCTCTGCAACTTCTATCAATTCAAAAACAGACAGGGATAGAAAATAATCAATCCCTGTCTGTAAAACCATAGCAAGCTGTATGGCAAGTTTTCTTAATTTTTTACCATCGTCAGGTCTTATCCCTCTCCGTAAAAAAAAGAGGTTACCCTGTTCTTCACCTTAATTGCATCTTTAGGATGCAGAGACTTAAAGAATTCAACCGGAATCTTTGTTGCTCTCGCTGATATGATACAAGCATATTCAAGAGACATCTCAGGCAAAAAGGAAAAACTGCCACTCTTTTCAAGTATCTTATTTGCTGCAATCATATCTGTTGCACTCATGTTTTCTAAGCCACTCAAGTCAAGCTCTTCATACTCTCTATCTTCAAAGGTATACTTACGTGAGAATTTAATAATCATAGAGGTGTCATTTCCTGACACCTCACCCTGAGAACCTTCTACATTAACTACTTTATTTTTATCAGCCATATTTATCTCCTTTAACACTGACTTCTTATCTTAGCCAGTAAATCCTTATCATTAACCTTGTACACATTGTTCAGCTTATCAAGCTCAATTCTCTTCTTTCCATCATGCTCTATCATGATGTATGCTACTTCTACAGTAACAGAAGCATCCATTGTTCCACCCTGTTTAACAGTTCCACCTGTAAGCTTCTTTTGTCTGCCTCTTATTACTACTCTCATTCCCTTTGTGTCTATGCCACCGGTTCCCTTTACTGTGTATTGCTCACTTGCTCTTAGAGTCAAGTCAAGAGTTTCTGTCGGAGACATAAGCTTGAATGCATCCTCATCAAGTATTCTGAAAGGGATCTCTATTTCCATACTTCCAAATGAACCGATTACAACCTCTTCAAGCTCACCAAGTATACCGGGACCGCTTAATGTCTCCGTAGTTCCTTCAAAGTCAGGTAGAGTTATCTCTCCCGTTAATCCGACAAGGGCTGTACCTTTGTAGTAAAGATTAAAATTATTTATTACACCGGGTATTCCAAGTACTCCTGCCATAATTAGTTACCTCCTCCATTTAGTGCTGTAGCCAACATTGTTGGGTCAAACTCAAGAACATTTACAATATTTTCTGCAGGCACATAAGGTGCAAGATATTGGTGGAATTTTATTTTTCCATTCAGAATATCTGTTACCTGATTGTCTTTTTCATCAAACACAATTTTTGCACCTGCACATTTGCTCTGAGACACATAAGAATTACCTCTAATGTTCTCACTATCAACAATTGATTCAATCAAGCGGTAATTTGCAGGATCGTCAACCTTATGGAAATAAGTCAGAATAAAGCTGTTGCTCCACCATGAGAAAAACCTTCTGCAACAGAACCATCTATCCTTAGGATCTGTTATCCCCGGATATGCTGCAGTATTATTTCCCCAGCTTCTCCATCCGCCAACATTAATTGCAGTAACGATTCCCTCTCCATTAAGAGCTCCTGCCTGATCCTGATCAAGTACTACTTCTGTACCGTCATCAAGAACCATTCCTGATATTCCAATCAGTTTATTTGAAGGTGAGAGATTTGGAACATCATCATTTGTGGCATCAGTGTATGCCACCAGTGCGGCAAATATCGCAGAGTATGCATATTGCTTTGTACCAACCTTGATTTGCGGCCAAAGCACCACGCTGTGCTTATTTGTATACCCATGCTGCTTTTTCCATGTACCGACATCAGTATATTTCTTTGCTCCTGTTGATGTACAATCGACATCTATAACACACTCACAGCTAAATACTCCATTTATTTCTGTACACTTAGCGCCGAGAACAACTCCTACCTCTGGTATATGTGACCATCCCGGAGCGAGCAGTAATCCGGGGACTAATCCGAACTTAGGATAAACCTGTCTGATTAATTCAATACCTGTCTCCTTATCTGTAGCAGCATCATATCCGCCAACTATGTCTTTTGCTCTTACAGCTGTCGGATCTATACTTGTAGACTTTACTGTCAATGTACTTGCACTCGCATGAGCACTCCCCTCAATTAGCGATATTAAAACCGTTCCATCCTCAGAAAAACTTGCAATATAATCCACATCCTTTTTGAGTGCAGTTCCACCATTCTTCACAACAAGTGTATCGAGCAGAATTCCTGTTGTTTCTATTTTCGCCTGCTTTGCGACAACATTTACTGGTCCTTCAGCATTGTCTTTCTTGTGCTTCTTAGGATCCAAAACATTTATAAATACAATTGGTGCAACATTAAAAACTCTAAAGCTTGCATCCATGCTTTGACAGAGTGTGTACTTTTTAAAGTCATCACTGTATCCAAGCTGAGACACTGCCTCTGCGAAATTATACGCAATGAGTGGAGTATTAGTAACACTATACGGATCCTTTGCCAAGTTGACCGGTGCAGTTCCAACAACTACCTGCAATCCAGCAGTACTTGTAATTGGAGCAATAATACTTGTGGCCTGCTCCTCAACCCTAATTCCATGATAATAAGTCATTGCTTATCCTCCTATTTGTAATTTGCAACTTTTTCGTATAATGAAAAGGTTGCACCTGTTTTTGTGTCAATTTCTTTCAGTGCAACAGCAGCGCTTTCTATTGGAACAAGTAATCCATTGAATGCAGGCTCTTTATCAATTGCAGCCTTTAGTGATTCTGTTAATCCGTTGTTTAATACTGTTCCATGACTTGCAATCCCAACAATTGTAGGACCAATATATATTAAAACACTTTCTGTTTGTGAAACCTTCTCAGTCTCTTTTTCAACTACTTCCACATTCTTTTTTAATTCACTCATGTGTATTTGTCCTCTTTCCTTATGGTGGCTGTTCTAAAACTCATACTGATAGCTCCAAAAAAATAAGGAAACGACTCCTCTTCCTGAAGAGCCCATTCAAAAGGGTGCTGGTCGTCATTTAAAAACATGAACTGTTTTGACAAGATAGGATTTTTTAAAAATCTCTCTTCAATTTTCTGTATTATTTCTAGCAATGTCGTATGACCATTATTATTCAAATCATCATCAAAACATCCGAGAATTAACATTACCTGAACTTCTTGTGCTTCTACCCATCCCTTAACTTTTCCTTCTAAAACTCTAACAATAATATATGGGACTGGATCCGGGGCATCCTCATCTTCTCGAATTGGAAGATTTTGAGCATGTATATTTAACGGCCCATACTTACCAAGAGAATCCTTAAATAAATCTTTTTCAAAAATACCACTGATATCTTTCATTAATTCTTTTTGAAGATTTCCTGCCGTCATTACCTACCTCCAAGTATCCTATTCGTTTCCCTGCTTATATGCTTTTTTAGGCTTTCCTGTATCTTAGGCTTTACAATCCCATAAACTTTCGCCTCGTTCCCAATCATTCTAGGAATTGAAGGACTGTAAAACTCCTTAAGCTTAGTTGTGTCCCCACCGGTTCTTCTCCTCTCGGATATGCCTTTCGTGTATCTGCCGGGGGGATCTCTTCTAACTACAGCTGTATGTCCTGAATGATACTTCACAACAAACGCTTTCAATTTATCGTTCAATGACAAATCCTTTAAGGCTCCATCTTTGTACAGCTTACCCCTTGCACTTGCTCCTCCGCCATGTCTCCTATACTTAAAGTCTGATAAAGCTGTAGCCTTACCGGTTATCTTTAAAGTTGCAACAAGATTTGAAGCAGTTGCATTTTTCTGCTTAATTGCTTTTTTAAATCTTGGAGATTTTACAGCGTACGTCTCCCTCGCTTTATCTGCCAGAGCTGTCTTTGCATCTCTGGCAGTAGCGTTTAAGGCTTTTTTTATAACATTAGGCACTTGATTTTCAAACAACAAAAGTTTTGCTCTAATCCTTGATACGTCTACTTCATCAACTCCGAACTCAATCATTTGCTTCTATTTCCCTCCAATGTTATCGTATAAAGGCCATACTCATCTGTAGAGTCAACAACTAAATAGCGCTTGCCATCAAGCATGATTTGCCTTCCGATTGCAGGCAACGGTCCGAAGTCCTTCGCTTTCACATAAATCAGCTTTTGCTTAACATACACCCCATCCATATTAGATTTTGCCTTCTTTTCTCGCTCTATAACTTCGTTGTCATCAATCTGAATCGGCATATCCCTTCCATCCACATTGTGGATATCTGAAAATTCCGAAGTATTTATAAATATGTTATCAATATCCTGATTTATGATTTCTTTGAATGACTT